TCCATTAGTACCAATCAATAATCCACCTCCACTTCTAACTTTAACCCCAAGCAAATCAGTGGTTTCATTCATCTCTAATGCACCAGAAACCCCATCAGCTATATTAGCGTTCAAATGCCAGCCTTGGATACCATGATTACTCAACATAACTCCATCAGTACTGAACTCCAATCCTTGATGACTTGTAGATAACATTACTTCAGCTGCCCCTGTAGTATCATTAGCTTTCTTAATACCCTTCAACTCATTAAAGGCATTTTTATGTATATGCTTAGCTTGAATACCTTTAGTTAAACTATCGGTAAGAGCCACATTAAGTAAACTTAATCCATTCGAATTAATAGTAACTTCGTCAGCTCTAACATTAACACCGTCAGTATCTATCAAGATACTATCACCAGCTTTAACATATATATTATCAAAACCATCAGTTTCTGTAATACCGGCATCGGTTGATGTCCATAACCCTGTAAATACTGAAGTTGTTGGTGATATGATATCATCAACATTCACCTTAATAAGGTCTCTATCTTCACCATCAACAGTAGTTGCATCTACCTTAAGTAACCCATCGGATATAAAATCACTAATATATACTTGTAAGTCTATTTCACTGTCTGCAGTAGATGTATAGCTTCTTAATCCGAACCCGTCAAAATCAGATGCTAATACTTTAGGTTTACTGCCTGTAGCATAAGTTAATCCATTACCGAATGTGCCTGCCTTAAAAGCATCTTCACTCACACTATAATCAATTATTTCTAATTTACCTGACCCTATACCTATAGTGCCAGTCAATAATGCTGAACTTGTAGTAGTAAATCCATCAAGGAACGCTATATGAGAAGAACCTGCTGATTCTTTAACTTGATAAGTAGGAGCAGTTAAGTCTGTAACTAACGTCCATTTATTATCGGCACATACATATACTTTACCTCTCGAACTGTAATAATCTTCATCTCTCATATCAGTATAGACAGCACCAGTTGCATTGGTTGCCAAATAACGTGCCTCAAAGTCAACTATACCGGAGGATAATATTGTCCATGTAGATAAATCATTACTAAAGTGTGTATAAGATACACCTCCAACAGTAACCGAACCTGCTAAAATTATAGCAGCAGTAAGTACTAATACTCCATCTCCTAACGATTGCCAATAATAACTATCAGTTCCTGTTACATTACCTGAACATGATGTACAAGAACTTAAATTAGAGGCACAATCTCCTCTCGTTTTATAATAACCCGCTTCATTAATACAAATGCCCTCTCCGGCTACTCCTTGTGCTCCAGTAGCACCTGTAATTGTGGACAAATCTAGTATTTCTATCAATTCGCTGTCATCTTCTCCTTCATACTTTTGCCACAATTTATCATCACTTACACTAAATACGGGAGTCTTCCCCGCATCTTGTATTATCTTCATAGGAGTTTGAAAATAACTATCGCCCGCATGTCTTACTTTTCTGTAAGTATGACCCGGCAATGTTTCTGTTACATTATTAGGATTTTGATGTGAATTCGGATTGAACTCACTTTCCCAATTTATACCATCTCCTGAATATAATACTTCTTCTATATAAATATAATTACCATTCTCAAAATTAAATACTCCATTCTCGAAATACTGCTTTGAGATGTTTAATAATCCAGTCATATTATTATATTTGTTACTCCTAATATATTATTGAGAGTATTCATTGTTTCTGTTACCTTATCACTGTCATAAATTCCTGAAGTATAATATATAAGTGTTCCATACAAAGACATTGCATGATAGAATCTTACTATATTATCTGAAACTGTTGTATCTATATCGAATTCATTAATAATAGTAGTATCTTCTGGAATTGAGTTCATCAATTCTTTTAATGCTGCTTGTATTTCAGTTACTACTAATACACTAACTGTATACTCAAGAGTATTATTGAATTTTAATATAAAAGTATATGTACCATCAGGTATAGCTACTTCTTTACCAAAACCTAGCGTATTAGAGTCTACTTCGTAAATTAAATTACTCTTCCGATTAATAAACATACTACTTAATATATTAGAAATAACTATCTTTTCATCAAGTAAATCTCCAAGTATACTAAGTTCAATACTATGTATTACTTCAGGTAAATCAGATTCTGAACTCCTCGTTATATCGACGAGTAATAGTCGGTAATCATCTTCTTGTTCTATTTTAAATTTAAACATCTTGTATGTTTTTAAATGAAAGTATCGACCAAAAAAAAGCCTCCTCCAATTAAGGAGAAGGCTAACCCTATCAATACTAAAAATCTATACCAGCACTATAGACACCATCACCTGCTAAACTAAACCCAGCATTAGAGGTACTATTAAGACCAGTAGAGATAACTCCAGCACCTACCATGAAAGCGTTAAGTACGTTTACTACACTATCACCGTTTACTGTGTCTGCACCAGTTCCTGTTATAATATTAGTACCATAAGCAGTACCTGCAGCACTTGTTTTTATATCTGCATAAGTAGTTCTATCGGTATAAATAACTAATTGTTTTCTTACACCATTACTTTCATTGATATTTATCTTTTGATTTGGCATATATGTAATATTAATGCCAGAATAACCATTCCCTACAATAGTCTCGTTCAATGATTTTTGATACTCTCTATTCTGATATTGATTACCAGATACAGCACCTGAATGATAATACTCGTCCAGCGATACTTCTTCGTGTCTTCCATTTCCATTATATATCTGGAAAGTTGAACCTGAATCAGTTACTGGAGTTGTACCAAACCCTGTAGACTGTACTTCAAAATGAGATTTAACATAAGCACCATTACCTACTGAAAATGACTGCAATTTACCTTCAAATACTATACCAAAGCTACCAACAGCAGGGGCTGCAATAACATTAACAGCTAAGCCAGTTTGACTTGCATTTTGATAAGGCATTGTAAAGGTAACAGTTTTAGTAGTAGAATTAATACTTTCTACTGTATATACTGTATCTAATTCATCTCTATAAGGAGTACCTGTCTTGCCCGGTACTATATATACACCACCAACTACCGGAGTAGTACCTGCTGTATATGTCATAATGTTTGAGCCTTCTGTTACTGCTCCGCCCGTTACACCTGCTGCACCTGCATTACTTGTTATGATATGCGTTTTCAATCCAGTTTCCGGGTATTGAGCATAAAAATTAGCAGAGACCTTAGTTAAACCATCAGCTACCATGTAAGGAGTAGTACTGGAACTCGGACTTATATAATATACATGATTATCTTTTGGACCTAAATTTACTTCAACTCCCATATCATGTTCAACAAATATTGAATAGGCATTAGCATCAGCAGCTACAATATTACCAGAAGTGCCGTTATAGCCAATAGCTATTCTCTGTTCAGTCGATTGTGCAAATTTAGTTCCTTTATAAGAAGTAACATCTTTAGCTCTTATAATATCAGAGATATTTAAAAAACCATCGACAGTTCCACCTATAATACGAATTGCTTTAGCTGCCTTAGCTGCAGCTGCAGTAGCCAGTATTGTTCCCGTTTCATCAATTACAACTAATTCGCCGTGCGTTAAATTACTTGTAAGATTACTAACAGTGAGACCTGCAGTTCTTGCACAGTTACGTGCAATAAATACCTTCTTATTTATTTCTTGTGCGTTCATTACTACGTTTATTTAAAATTTCTTTAATACTTGAATTCTCTTCTTTTATTTTCTCAATTTCTTGATTCATCTTATCGAGAAACTCTTTTAATTCCTTTATTTCTTCATTAAACCCTCCAATTACTGCATTCAGGGCTTCAGTCGTATTTTTTACTCTTCCTCTTTTATTCATTTCTCGTTTCTTTATTTTTTACTACTTGGTATTTTGACTGTTCCGGTATACGAGACTCTATTAAGAGACTAACAGCTATATCTACTATTTCATTATGCACCTTAGGATTTAATTCACAACTTACTTGAGCAGAAGGTAATATCATATCAACTACCATATGTCTCGGACTCTTTATATAACCTAAGTTATATGATTCAATTGTATAATCTTTTCCCGGAATAAGCATAACGCTTCGATGAGTATTAATAGTAATATTACCACTAACATTATCAGCATTAGTTCCAGTAAAACCAGTCAATATATCTCCAGTAAACTTAGAAGAAGTAATAGAACCGCTTGTACCTGAAGTTGTATAACTTCCCCAGTCCATTCTCCATACCTTATTTTTAAAGGGAGCTTTAAATGTATTGTTAATTCCTTCAGCATATTCATCATAACTAACTACTTCAACAGGAACATTTCTTCTTATTTCACCATTTTTTGAAGTATTACATCGTTCACTTATGACAAATAAACATTCATCAGGCAATCTAACAAAAACACCGTAGCCAACTTCAGAGCTTGAAGCCGTAGCTCCAATACTCTCAACTTGGTAATCTCTATCAGGACTTGGTAACATACCATTATCCTCAGTGCCTATCATAAAATCCCCGGGAACTCCTCCACTCCCGACTCTTTTAAATCTTGTATGTGCAGTAATGACGCCGACAACATCAAGACGTCTTTTAGCATCAAATTCAAATCCCTTTCCTTTCACATTAGCATCAGGTGTTACCCTTTGCATAACAAGAATATCTTGAGCTTCATTTAAAAATGCTGACATCTCCCTGTCATCAAAATTGTTCAAATTGATTCCTGAACCGCCCGCCTTAAGACGAACGATATCACTCATTGTATTAGCGTCCATTATAACCTTTTATTGTATTTTTTCTTTTAACTTAAGAAATTCTTGCTGCTTATTGGGATTAGTTTTTAAGTCCTTAACATATTCGAGAACTTCTGACATACTATTTCCAATTAAAGTACCATTAGAATATCCTAATCTATATTCATAACCGTTTCTAACAACAGCTCCAACTTGTAACAATTTATATATGAACACTTTATACTGAAACATCTCGTCCTCGATAACACTTAAGTATTTATTAACGTCAGTTTCAATAAGTTCATATGCCATTCTTTTGGCAGTATTAAGTACCATATCTTTGGGAACTAATCGTTCATTCCCTCTATGCACTACAAGTAAAAAATCTCTTAATTTATCTACATCTTTAGCGATGATTACGTAATGAGTAACTGCCTTTGTCTTCTTATCGACTTGATTAGCTTCATGCTTATCTAACTCACTTTGTTTGTCAATATAAAAATAATATTTTCTATCTGTTCGCTGAGCGAATGAAGGAGCGATATCCTCCTTATTAGCAAGTAATATTTTATATTTAACATAGTCAGTTCCAATACTTAAATCAAGTTTTACAGGTTCTAAACCTAATGTAACTTTATACCTGTTTCTACCTTTCCAAACATTGTCCTTAACATTAGATGTTGACATCCAGCCAGTAGGTCTTGTTCTATCTATATTTTTTTCAAGAAATTCCTGCTCATTTTGAGTAATTACTTGATATAATCCCCTCGCCGTCAGTGGCACATCGTAACTTACCTCAGTTCCTTCAACTCTTACATGACCATTCTTATCTTTTGGTATCCAACTTGCTACATTCTCCTCGACAGGTTTGACATATACAATCTCATTCTGTAAACAACTTTCCACTTTCTTTTCCATGTTATGCTAAAATGTTAGGTCGATAAATAAGAGTATTGTTGGGGTTTTTTACAGTTACCATAAACTGACTCATTCGATGTTCAGACCAGCCATCAAGTGCAGACGCTATTTCTTGCTCAGAAGATTTTCCTCTTCCGGGACTAAATGGGTTTCTTAAGCCCTTTATAATACCTTGCAAATCAGCAGCAGTCTCTACATAATGTAATGAAACATTCTTTTCTCCTTTAGTTTCGCCCAAATCCATGATATGATACTCATAAGAACGTGCATAACCTCCGTTAGGATGTTTTACAGGTGTTCTGTATTGTAAATCAAGCATCGGCTCATGTCTGAAATCTATTCTAAAACCTCCTGAATGGTAATAACTTGTAAATCTATGACCAAATCCCATATTAGAAATACTTCCATATAAAGATTTATTGTCGATTTTTTCCCAACCATTAGCTTCATCAGCTATAGCATCATTTACTTGCTGTAATCCATAAGTACCAGTACTAACTACATAATGAGTTTTATCAGAACTAGTCTTACCATATCTCAACTTAAGTAAATGATTACCAAATTCTTTAATATCAAATGAGTTATAATATACAATATTACCTCTTTCCATTTGCTGTACAAACCCCGGTCCTTGTACAATAGCTTCACCTGAACGTTCATCAATGTCATCATATCCACCGTTGGTATTCATAGTATCTCTACCCCAAAGAATTGTTTTGTTTTTCAATTCAGCGAAGTGTAAATCGTTTACCCAAGTGTCGTAATCCTCCCAAGTAGTATACGTCTGTCCTTTATCGCCTTTCCAAGCAAAAGCTACAGGTCGTTGTTTCATATTACCACTAATATCTCTCTGTGTTCTTACAGAACTCCAGTTAAATGTAATAGCATAAGGAGAAGTATAATGCGGTTTTGCACCTTTCATAGACATTGTCATAGGTACTGGAGCTCCGTCTCTACTCCAATAAGTACCAGTAGATAATTCAGTTACAGGAATGAAACTATCACTCGGTCCGAATGCTTCACATTCATAAGCCCAAGATGTACCTTCCTGAATTGGGTCAGATACTACTCTAACTCGGTATCTATCATTCATACCTACGATAACATGGACATCACTAAACAAAGGAGCATCGAAAAGCATAGTAAACCGTGCCTTGTTCAATCCAATCTTAGTTGTTGTATCTGAACGATATCCAACAAGTTTAGTATTCTGTCTTCCATCACCATATATCATAAAATTTAATGGGTCGTCAGTTGTTTCATAATTAACGCTATCACCAAGAACCGACTTCAAATAGCTCTCTAATGTCATTCCACTACTGTTCGCAGAATGTAAATACGTCATAATATCACTGCCCCACTTAGGATTAATCTGACGTATACGTGCCAGATTGTTTTTGTGCGTCATACCTGACCAAGTAGGTTCAGGTCTGAATAGTACGCTGTTAGTGTTATAATTCATAACAAAAAATTAGTTTATTAACGCTTTAATAGCGTCTTCATCTATATTTGGTATATCTACAACCCTCTCTTCTGGAGCTGTTCCTTTCTTTCTAAAAAATCTATCTAATTGCATTGCTGCAGTTGTTTTAGCTTTCTTGACCTCACCACTAAAATCATTTCGCATAATGGCTAAATTAAGCTTATACAATAAAGTGGGGTCTTTAGTAATAGCATCTTCTATAAAAGATACTGGTCTTTTGAATCCATTCCCTTCTTCATATCGAACAGGATTAACAATACTCTCAAATAAAGCTTTCTGTTCATTTTTAGGTAAATCAGCAAACTTCTCTTCTACGTGTTTTTTAGTATTATTTATCCATTCCTCTTGTACTCTTTTATTCTCAATAATACGTTGTTCTTCTTCCTTCTTTACTTTCTCAAGATTGGAAGCCTTATAGGCATTTTCCATATCACGAGCAATCTTACTTTCATACTCGAGTTCATCATTATCAATAGCACTTTCTACTCTTTTTTTGATATATTCATCACTATACCCTTGACGTTTCAATGACGTTTCAAGAATTTTAGTTGCTATTTTTTCATCTTTAAGCATTTCATCAGTAACATTATCCAATGTCTCTGATATTGCTTTACCTATCTTATTATAGTCTTTTCCTTCTCTGTATGCAAATATTCTTTCTTTTAAGTCTTGAGGTAATTCGTCAACATAACCTTTAACAATGTCATCATCTTTAGCTTTGAACTGATTGGCTATGTCCTCAAAACTTTCTATTTCCACTTCATCACTTAACAAACTTTCTTCTACAAGAAGTTTCTTAAACAACTGTACTGGATTTACTTCTTCCTCTTCAACTATAGGGGCTTCTTCAGGTGTTTCTACTTTAGGAGTATCCTTCTTAGAGTCCTCTACTTTAACATCTTCTACTTTAGTATCTTCTGGATTTAATAACAAATCTTCGTTATTTTCAGTTACCATTATTATTCTTGTATTTTAGGGTTTTAAGAGCTATCTTTTCCTTCGACTTCATTTCGTCCCTCTTCAAATCTAACTCTTTATCTTTTTGCTCATTAATCATTTTTTGTTTAATAAGCTCGACAGTATCATCAATACCATCACCGTCTTCATCTCTGTCAAAATTATCGCTAATTGCGGCTTGTAATCTAACAACGTTTTCTTTAGATTTTATTTCTAACATCTTAATCTGAATGTTGTTATCAAGCTCCATCTGTATCTTTTCTTTCTCGTAGTTCTGTTGTTTTTCAAGCATCATTAATGCCTGTTCTTGCTCTTGCTTAATACGAGCATTTTCAGCTATCATTTTTTTCTTTTCTTGCTCTTCAATATAAACAGCCATATCATGTACATTATTACTTTTATACAAAGAAATAAGTTCTGATTTACTCATCTGTCCATTAGGAACAGCATTGATAGCAACAGCTTCAAGTGATGCTCTTAATTTTTTATATCTACTTGTTGAAGTTGCAAATAAACCATATTCTCCAGAAGCAAATTCAAAATCTCCTCCCTCAAATATAGCTACAGTAAAATCATCTAATACCGCTTGAAAAGTATTTCCATTAGCTACTAAATGTTTAGCAGTATTTAATATTGTTTCATATAAATCTAATATAATACGTTCATACCTATTAAACCAATACTCTGTAATATGTGAACTCTGTATTCTACTTCGTTCAACATTACCTACTAATTCCCTACTATTAATAGAACCTAATCGCTGTTCAGTAACTCCCGTTATACGAGCTATCTGTTCATCTAATTCATTTATTATAGTAAGGTAATTAACAATACTGCCGCTTATATCCATATCCACAGCTTTAGTTCCAGTATTATACATACCAGCCAATTTGCCTTGAGCTACCCCTTTACTACCTTCTTTAAAATTATCAATAGCTTTTATACCATGAGCTTTAATATAGAACATAATCTTCTTAGCTTTCCAACCATCAGGAAACTTAGAGAAATCTAATTCCATTACTTTACCCATATTTCTTGCCATTATATCTTCAATACGTGCGAAAGTTATATTCTTTAAATATAGATAAGGTGCAACCAAATCAACCATTGACCGAGCCTTATTATTTAATATATTAAAATAACCACCAACATATCCACTCTGACACACAGAAGGATTATTGATAGACCTAAATTGCATATCTTTTACCTTAGCATTGACTACATATTTAGAACCTATAAGTGTAGCTTCATGCCATTCAGTAATAAATCGTGGAGTTAATACTTCTCCCTTTTCAGTATTAGGAGTATAATATTCACTGACAAAGTCATACTGAACTAAAGCATTTTCATCATAGTACTTTCTTTTGAATATCTTACGGTATCCTTTCCATACTACTCGAGCTACTCTAATATTACCCTCTTTATCAATCATTTGGTCAGTGCCATGATTGTTTCCAAAATACTCTAAATCTTCTGAAGATTCAAAAGCCAGATTCTTCATTGCTACAAAAGATGCACCAACACTATCATCTGTTTCATCTTCAGTACCTACTATGTAATCAATTTGCTTACTATTTAAAAATTCACCTAACTCATCAATCACTTTGCCTCTCGGCATATATCGAACTTCTACTATAATTTCAGCTTCTTTAACATCATTACTTAATCCATTTCTTACTACATAAGTCTTTAATGGATTACATTTACGAACTTTAAGTTCATCATTAACGACATCAACACAGAATATAGCTTCAGCTACTATAAGAGCTTCTTTGAATCCTTCGGTCTTTAAATAAGTAAGTCTTTCTCTTTTCTTTATAATCTCTAATAATTTGTTAGCTCCTTTCTCCAATCTACTCGAGAACTTGGAACTTTCAAATTCTTCTAATTTAGCCTTAATTTCATCATCAGTCATATCTTCGCCACCTAATATACTATTAATATATTCTGTTACTTGACGCTGTTTCTCTTTAAGTTTAGATGATATCGAATTTGAGTCCGTTAATGCTATTCCATATTCTTCTCCTCTTTCTATATATTCACCTTCTAATAAACCTATTCTATCTCTTATAGTGCCAAAGTTTTTAAAAGATGGTGAGTAATTGGCATCGTATATGCCGAGAGTATCAAAGTGTTTTTTTAAATCCTTTTCGTCTATAATACCATCATATAGATTTAAGTTTCTTATCTTGTCTTCATTTGATAATCTAACACTATTACTCTCCTCCATAGCTATATTAATAGCAGCCCTTGCAGATTTCTCAAACCATTTCTTTGTTTTAGATTTAGATGAGACCTTCTGTCGGGGTAATGATATTATATCTTTCATATTCTTTTTATTAATAGAGTTTTACTCTTCTTGTTTAACTATTAAATAAAGTTATCCTAATAAACAAGATGTAATCTTTGACTTTTCTACTGTTACTGTTCTTATTACTTTTTTCTTTACTTTTTCTTTAGTGCTATTGCAAATTGCTTTTGCTTTTGGCGAAGTTACATAAAAAAATTGGATAAAACAAGCACCCTAATCATTAAAAAGAAGTATCGAATTTAGAAGTAAACTTTCTATTATTCTTTAATATTAAAGATTCACTTATTCCCTTATTCATTCCAACATTCCAAAAATCATCTTCAGTTACACTATATTCTTTAGAACTTCTACCTGTATTAGGTATATATAAATCCCTGTATTCTTCTTGTAATAACAATAGCATACCAAGAGCACTAACCCTGTCAAAATTCTCTTCTTTATTCCAGTCTTTTAATTCTTGCAACAGCGGTATACTTTCGATAGTATCTACATAATCTATTTCATCTCCTTCAGTAATCGAGGTAAGTAACCAATCTTTAATCAAATCACGAGCATACTTATTAATAGGTTCAGTACCCGGAGTACCATACTCTCTATCAATTTTAGATAACTTAGTTACCTTCTTAACTAATTGAGGGGCTTGCACCATTAAATAGGTACTTCTTCTCTTCTCGAAGTGGTTCTTTATTCCTATTAAATTGTTCTCGAAATTCATTTGAGCATTATAGTATAACAGTAATAATCTCGTCTGTTCATAAAAAGCTGATGCTGTTGAAGGTCTTCCTGTATATTCAGCAGCTATTAGTCCAGTAACTCTATTAAGTATAAATATACTCCCTAAACTTGTAGTAGTACTTCTATCTTGGTCATAAGGGTCGCATCCTCCTATATACAAATTCTTTGGAATACCGTCATTTCCTTTCATAGGTTTTTCCCATATCACTATAGCACCACTATTGTCAGCTTCAGGTACGTGAGGAAACTGTCTTACTTCGGATACATTCCCGTCATAGATAAGTTCTACTTCTTTATCTTTATTCATCCTAAGTCTACCTACATAACTTTTATTCTTGCTAACAGGTCTTGATTCAAGTTCTGCTATTCTATCCATTATCCTCTGCACAGGAAACGTATTAACATCTTTTCTTAATAAAGCATCTTCTGGATAACGTGGTCTTTCTGACTTCTTCTGCAATACTGCTTCCGATGCCGCACCTGCTGCTTCCATTCGTTCCATTTTCTCTCCTTCTTTATAATGGGCTTTAGTAACATCACTGTTACCATTACTATCCATAAATCCGTTTATATTAGCATAAGAAGGACAAAAGAACCCTGTCTTACCTGTCTTTCTTTCACTCCATATATTAGTAATAGAATGTATATTATAGGCTGAAGGCTTAAAGAAGAATTCATTTAATGTTCTAAACGAGGTCATTTTAGAACCACCTGTCCCAAAAGCAACCATTAGTCCAAAGGTTACTCCATCTTGTTCAACACTTTCTTGTGCTATTTGCCACGCTTTAAGTAATTCAGGAAATTCACCACTTTCTTCCCACAGTATAAGTTTACCCCTTATACCTCTTGATTTATCAGGGTTTCCTTTAAGAGTTCTACCTATTATTTCACTCATATATCCCTTCTCGACCATCTTATCTCCATCTTTAGATATATAAGAAGCTCTTAAGTGCATTAACTTATTATGTTTCTGACTATGTCTAAAGAAAGGGGTATGTTCATTAATAAAATTGCCCATCTTGGCTGCTTTATTAAGTAAACCATCTCCTCCTATTAAGAAGTCAGAATTAGATGCAAATGCGTAACTACTACTTCCCGGTATTAGATGGAAATTTCTTCTTAACATACTGGCTCCCTTAAACGAGTAACCTTTCCCCCTACTCTTTAAAACACTTGCATGTTTACCTCTCCGTTCA